AAGAAACAAGATTGGGTTCGTATCGGTAAAGATGGATCTATAAAAGGTCCTTGCGGAACATCTAAAAATAAGAAAAATCCAGATCGCTGTTTACCAAGATCAAAAGCTAATAGTTTGAGTAAGTCTGAGAGAGCCGCTACTGCTAGAAAGAAAAAAAGAGAAGGGGCTAAAGGCAAAACAGTTGTTGCAAATACGAAACAAGCTAAAGTTCGTACTGCTGCAAAAGGTGGTGAAATTCGTAAGAATCACCGGGGGTGTGGCGCGGTTATGTCTGGTCGTCGTAAAAAAACGTTATATGTCAAACCGCGTTCTTAAATAGGAGGATTAAATATGAGTAGAGTCAATTTAGGTGCTGCAGGTTTTAATAGACCGGCTAAGAAAAAAGCTAAAGACATGACTATAGAACTGCCTAGCCAAATGTTACTTAGTGGCATTGGAGCAGGAATCGGTGCTATGGGTAGAGCTAAGAAAAAAGCTAAAGGCATGGCTATGGGTGGAGCTATGAAAAAAGCTAAAGGCATGGCTAAAGGCGGAGCTATGAAAAAAGCTAAAGGTGGAGCAATCCGTCGCGGCGACGACAAAATGGTCGCTAAAATGAAAGGCGGTGGTGCTGCAATGCCCATGAAGATGGTTGGCGGTAAAAAAGTCCCTGCGTTTGCTGCAGACGGAAAAGGAGCTAACGATCTTATGAAGAAAGCCAAAGGTGGTAAAGTCATGAAGAAAGCCAAAGGCGGAACTGTCCGTAAAATGATGGGTGGTGGCATGGCTATGAAAAAAGCTAAAGGTATGAAGCGCGGCGGCAAAGTTCGCTAGATGGCAAATTTAATAAGCAACATCCCGTATTTTAAATGCTGGGTGCGGAAGGAGTTTACCTGTAATCATGACCGATATCATGGAGAGTTTCTTCATGCGTTAGCTATTGCAGTAAACACCATTCCCGATAGATCGTTAAGTTTTCAGGTCGTTTTTACTGGTATAACAGACTCTGATGAGGAAGACGAAATTAATGTTCACGGCGGAGCCATGTGGGCTCGAATGCCTATTCAAGCATTAGTTGCTGATATTGAGCTTGAAGAGTGGCCGGAACGTATGGAAGATCATTTATGTCAGCCTTGGGACTGCGAGTCTCGTGAACATGAAGTCGTTGTTTTCGATCGAGTTAGTTCAAGCCCCTGGATTGCAAAGGTTAATCACGAATTTTATGAAGCGCGGTATATGATGAGTATAGACTACACCGGAAATGCAATTGCAGATTCTCCAGATCAGCACAAACAGAGTCATCTTTTGTATCTGACAGAAGGCCCCTGGTCCGGAAACATTATCGCCCTGCCGAATAATCGTGCAAGAGCAACGTCCCCTGCTTTGTGGAATACCGGAGAAGGGCCACCAGATTTTCGTCCTAGTCAGTATATTCATTCTGCTGAAGGACATAGTTCATATACTGATCCTAATATTACATTTGATAATCTATACTCTCCGGGTGTGGAGGAATAATTATGGCTACTTCTGGATCACAAGATTTTGAACTAGATGTCGCAGACATTATAGAAGAGGCGTATGAGCGATGTGGTTTAGAGTTACGCACGGGATATGATGCTAAAACAGCAAGAAGATCTTTAAACATCATGTTTTCGGAATGGGCTAACCGTGGAGTTAATCTTTGGACTGTTAAGCAAGCCACGTTTACGTTAACAAGCGGAACCGCTACATATACATCTTCTAACGGTTTAGCTTCTCCTATCAATGACATACTTGAAATGGTTGTTAGTCGATCGGGCACAGACTTTCAAATAAATCGTATGAGTCGAGGAGAATATTTAAACATTCCCAACAAGACTACTACAGGTCGTCCTTCTCAATTTTATTTCAACAGACAACTAAGTCCTGAAATTATTCTTTGGCCTACACCTGAAAATAGCACAGACCAATTAGTCTACTATTATGTAACTAGAATAGAAGATGCGGATGCGTTGACTAATAATACGGATGTGCCTTTTCGTTTTATCCCTTGCATGGTTTCTGGATTGGCGTATTACTTATCAATTAAACGTGCTCCAGAAAGAGTTCAACTTTTAAAAAACGTGTATGAGGAAGAGTTCCAACGTGCCGCTGACGAAGACGAAGATCGGGTCTCTTTAAAGTTGCAGCCTGATATACAGTACATAAGGATGTAACATGGGTAAGTTTGCGTATGGTAAAAAGGCTTATGGAATATCAGATCGTTCTGGGTTTCGTTATCGTTTGCGAGATATGAAAAAAGAATGGAACGGTGCTCTTGTGGGGCCGGATGAATATGAATCTAAACATCCTCAGTTAGAATCTCCTAGAATTATTTCTGATCCACAAGCACTACGAGAACCCCGACCAGACAACACAGAGGTTCTAAGTGTTTTTTTATTTACCGATACAGTTGGAATACCTACAACTCGATTAATATCTTTTGGTCAGGTGGGTGAGGTTACGGTAACGACATGAGCTTTACATTTGCAACATTAAAAACAGCGATACAAGACTATACGGAGAACACAGAGACTACGTTCGTTAACAATCTTTCTTTGTTTATCAGAGCAGCAGAAGAACGTATCTTAAAAAACGTTCAATTATCGTTTTTTCGTAAAAACGTAACAGCTAATTTTAGTGCGTCAGATCAGTTTTTAGCAATACCAAGTGACTTTTTAGCACCCTTTTCTCTATCTTTTACTGACAGTAGCAGTAATAAAAATTTTTTAGATTTTAAAGACGTTAACTATCTACAAGAGTTTACGCCTAATCCTGCTACAACAGGCACTCCCAGATATTACGCAGTGTTTGATGTGAGCAACTTTATTATTGCACCAACCCCTGCTAGTGCTCTTGCTGTTGAACTACACTATTACTACCGACCAGGAAGTTTAACGACAGGTGGGGATTCCGGCACAACATGGCTTTCAGAAAACGCGGAACTTGCTCTTTTGTATGGCTCTCTTTACGAGGCATATACTTTTATGAAAGGAGAGGCAGACGTATTACAAAATTACAATAATCGGTTTATTGAATCGATTACAGCCTTGAAAGGATTAGGTGAGGCTAAAGAAGTTACACATGAATATCGAGTAGGTAAAATAGTGAGACCTAAACAATGATGAATGGCATGAGCATGGACTTTGGACCGGCGTTTCAGGTTGAGATACAAACAACTGATAACAGAGGTCAAACCCCTGAAGAGGTTACGGCCCGGTGTGTTAATAAAATTATCAGCATATCTGACCACGCCACGCCAGAAGTAAGAGAGCAAGCTCATGCTTTTCGTGCGAATCTTGAAAAAATCATTGTTTTGTATATGAAACAGGCAATTCGTTCAGATCGAACGACTGTGTATAATGCAATCAAAGATTCAGGCCATGACAAGTTGGCTGAATACATAAGGAGACTGTGATGGCTTTTACTGGAAACTTTTTATGTAGTTCCTTCAAGCAAGAATTGTTGGAAGGGAAGCATAACTTTTTAGCGAGTGGTGGGAACACGTTTAACATAGCTTTGTATGACAACAATGCTAGTTTTACGGCAGCAACTACAGCATATACCACAAGTAATGAAATTAGCGGAACCAATTACTCTGCTAAGGGACAGGCACTAAACCCAGTAAACCCTACCCTAAGTGGCACAACGGCTCTTGTTGATTTTGCAGATGAAGTGTTTTCAAACGTAACAATTTCGGCTGTGCGTGGCGGGTTAATATTTAACGACAGTGCAAGTGGTGATCCAACTGTGGCTGTTCTGGACTTTGGTGCTGATAAAGCAGCAAGCTCTGGTGATTTTACGATTGTGTTTCCAACAGCGGATGCGAGTAACGCGATAATCAGGATCGCGTAATGACTAGCGTCGTTGTCTCGCTCGGACTAGGGTGGAACTCGTCCACTACTGGCTGGGGCGAAGGCGGCTGGGGCGAAGACGTAGCGATTGGAACCAATGCTACGGCATCTGTCGGGTCGTTAACAGTTAATATCGATGCCGATGTCGATGTTAGCGGCTTTGGAACAACAGCTAGTTTAGGAATTGTTTTTGAAACACAGAATGGTGTTTCTGGTACGGCAACTCTAGGTAGTTTCTTTACCACAAATACGATTAGTGGAATGACATCATCGTTGGGCACAACTAGTGTGACGGGCGATGCCAACACCGAAGTGACAGGTTTAGCCGCGACAGCTTCAATCTCTTCACAGGGTGTTTTAATATGGGGAGAAATAATACCTGCGCCAGGGACAACGTACACTACGATAGTTCCTTCGCCGGGGACAACGTACACAGAAATTGTAGTAAGGTGATTTAGATGGCTAGTACCTTTGTAAATGATCTCCGACTAGAGGAGATGGCAACTGGCGAAAACTCAGGAACGTGGGGAACCAAGACCAATGCGAATCTTGAGTTAATCGGTGAAGCACTGGGCTTTGGCACAGAAGCAATTACTACAAACGCCGATACCCATACCAGCGAGATAGCAGATGGTGCGACCGATCCAGTTCGTGCGATGTTCGTTCAGTACACAGGAACTCTAGATTCAGCTTGTACTATCACAATCACTCCAAACACCATTAGTCGAGTTCATATTATTGAGAACGCAACCAGCGGTTCTCAAAACATTATTATTAAGCAAGGGTCTGGATCGACCGTGACCATCCCCGCTGGAAAATGTTCAGTGGTTTATTTAGATGGAGCTGGGAGTGGAGCCGCTGTTGTAGATGCTCTAACAGCCCTTAGTGTCGCTGGCGACATAACAGCCGCTGGGACATTGAACGCTACAGGTGATACATCTGCTGGAGATAGTGCGGCATTGGGATTTGCATCGGCAGACGGTTGTATTATAACCGGCCAAGGCTCTACCAATGATGTCAGTATAAAAAATGATGCTGATGCTACCGTGATTGCGATCCCCACAGGCACAGACGATGTTGAGTTTACAGATGATGTAAAACTTAAATCAGATGCGGCTGTTTTGTCTTTTGGTGCAGATAGTGATGTGACCGTGACTCATGTTGCTGATACGGCATTGCTTCTCAATGACGCAATCAAGATGACCTTCAGAGACAGTGCTTTAGCTATAAACTCAAGCACAGATGGTCAGCTAGACATAGATGCCGATACAGAAGTAGAAATAACTGCACCTACTATAGACTTAACTGCTTCTACTAAAGTAACTGTAAGTAATGATGTCGATGTTGTTGGTAGAGCCGTTGGCACGACCATCACTGCTGAAAATGATGCAACCTATGATTTAGCTGTTGGTAATAATTTTACAACCACAACATCAGGGGATGTTACGCTGACCTTTTCTAAT